TTCATGGTTTTCTTTTGTTGGTGGGCTTTATTTCAAGAGTTGTGGGATGAATTCGGGTTTCACGACTCCATTGGCAAATGTGAGAAAGTAAATTGCTTCATTTCGGCTTTTTACTTTGTGCGCATAATGACAAAGATAAACTGCTTTTTTGAGCGTCTCAAAAGGTAGCTTTTCAAGGTCTCGTATGGTCATTTTTTTTTAGTTGTTGGCGAGGTAGGCGAGGCGGGCGATTAAATAGGCTAGGAGGGCAAGCAAGAGGCAGGAAAGCGTTACTAATTGCCTGACCTGCTTTGCGTGATTCCATTCTGTGATTAAATCGGATTTTTTCATGCTTAAAAATCAGAGTTCTTGAATTGAGAGATTGATATTTCAAGTCTGCCGATGTCATCATTTAGAACGGCAATCTGCATTCGTGCGTTCCAAACTTCAATAAAGGAAAAGTCCTCTCTTAAAGCGTTGGTATATGATCCATCACTAAGTTCCTTTAAGTCTGTTCCATTTGAGAGGGTGCAAATGTGGATTGACTGTTTAACATAGGCTACAGAATGACACTCATCAGCGTTCCCGCTTGTTCTGTATGTTGTATCAAGTTCGACATCAATACGATGCTCGGAGATTCTGAACCAATAGCGGAAACCATCTTCTGGTTCTGGCCTAGTGATTTTGGCGATCAACTCAGGATATGAGCCGGAAGCCTTTACAATCTTTTTCCCTTGGTAGGGCTTTAAGAGTTCAAGTATCTGATCTTGCAATCGTTTTGCATATCCGTTGACCTTGTTGACTGCTTCGACTCTTCGGATTAATAATTCTTCGCTTGTTGGGTATGTTCTCATGGTGTTTCTCCTTTTGGGGTTGGTGTTGGTGTTGGTTGTCTTAGTGACGAGTACAATCTAAAGCAGGGAATGAATCTTGTCAAAGGTTATTTTAATTTATTTCAAACTATTTTACGAGACACAAAGACAGAACATGGAAAGAACTTGTCACACAATACACAAAGCAAGAACTTGTAATACAAAAGCAAGACACCGCAATGCATCATATTTTGCATGACATTATGCGATTATGCTTGACTTTTGCCCACCCATCACCGATAAAATTGGATCGCCGAGAGCTGAAGGCTCATCCAAGTAAGGCAATCATCTTGACATCGTATGTCAACATAGTGTTTCCTCGCTAGTAAAAGTATGACAAAGCAATTGACCACAAAACAAAAGCGTTTCGTCGAGAATCACATTCTCAAAGGAATGAGCATTGCCGAATCTGTCCGGCGAGCAAACTACGCAGTCAAGTCCGGACGCTCAGAGGACTACGGAAGTCTCGGCTGTCGCATGCTGAAAACGGAACGAGTCGCCTCCTATGTTTCCAAATTGAGGGAAAAGCAATTCAGTAAAGATCTTCTCTCTGTCTCGGAAAAAAGAGCGTTCTTGGCTAGGGCTGTCAGAACTCCAGTAGGCGAGCTTGATGAGGCATCTGACCTTGTTCAAGAGATGACTTACAATGAGAGCGCGAATGGATCGAGCAAGAAAGTGCGCGGTGTTGATAAGCTACGCGCCTTGGAATTGGATTCACGGATCGCAGGGGATTTTTTCAGCGACCGGCAACCGAACGCAACCAATGCTTTTCAATTCATAATCCAGCTCGGCAAGATGACCAGCGAGAGCGTTTCCCTTCCTTCTCAATCTCCTGATCTCCGCGAGTCGAGCGAGATCATCGAGACGGACGCGCAACTAATCGCGCCTTAGTTATTCCGTCAGCCTTGGGCCATGGGGCCATGAAGAATGCTTAAAGCATTCCTTTTTGGGGTCATCGGGTGGTGGGGGGGATGGCACAGGCTGGGACTTTTTGAGGGTATATACGACATACCTCAATGAAAAATAATCTGGTATGGGGACTTTCCCATTGAAAGATCCTTTTACTTTAGGGTTAATAAATAGTTCTTGTAATGGGATGGGAGAGGGGTAATGTTTGGGGATATGAATGAAGGAGAGTTATTGATTACGTTATTGAATGCGGCAACGATTGGTCATGTTTTGCATTTGCAGAGCAGGAGTTATTCGGAGCATAAGGCGTTGCAGGGATTTTATACTGGGATGCCTGACTTGGTTGATGGTGTGGTTGAGGCATGGCAGGGTAGGAATCAGGAGTTGGTGCAGTATCCTGATCAGAGTGTTGAGTTGAGTGAGCATAAGGATGCATTGGAGTTTATGATGTTTCTGAAGATGTTGGTTGAGGAGGATCGGTATGTGTTGGGGGATGCGAGTGAGATTCAGAATTTGGTGGATGGGATAGCTGAGTTGATTGATTCTACTATTTACAAGCTGACATTTTTAAAGTGATCCATGAGTTTAGGAATCCAATGCCTGTGGTTACGCCTATGGGTGATGGGTATGCTATTTATGTAGAGAGTAGTGGGATGTTTGAGAATGACGTTTGGACAGTTTGTTTGAGCGAGGATGGGTCTATAAAGCATTTTCATAGTGGTCAGGTTAGGATGTGGCATAACGAGACATTTGGGATAAAAAAACCCCACCTAGCGGTTAAGCCAGATGGGGTTAATTGGGGTGGGTGAGGGATTACTTACCGCACTTGGAACAGGAATCGTTTTCCTCGTCTTCGTCTTCCATTTCAATTTCTAAATCATCGTCGTTGTCTTCATCATCGACTACTTCGACATTATCGTGCATATACTCAAGAAGTGTGACAAGTGTGTTATGAACTTCTACAACAACTTCTGATAGGTCTTTGACTTTGGATTCTAGTTCTTTATTGGATTGCATTGTTTTGTTTGGTTGGTGTTTACCGACTAATTGAGGATAAAGGATAAAAGGTATTTGTAAAGAAAATGGAACTTGTAAGACTTGGTTACAAGTTGGCTCCAGCAGTAGGATTTGAACCTACAACCATTCGCTTAACAGGCGAACGCTCTACCGTTGAGCTATGCTGGATTGATATTTATAATCAATTACTAAAACGTTTATAATTAGTAGTTGGCTACGGAGGTAGGAATCGAACCTACAACCATCAGATCCAAATTCTGATGCTCTACCAATTGAGCTACTCCGTAAAAACTATTTCTTGGGCCTTCCTCGCCCCTTGGGGACGTTTATTCTCTCTCTCCATGTAACTGCACCAAAGATGGTTTTACTAGCCAATTTTTCATCCATGTTCAAGACATAGGCTTTGAGTCGCAATCTCATCTCTGGTTCTAGCTTTCCAACAATAGATCCATACTCTTGTCCTACATCTGCCAATGACTTGGCTTCATTGAGTAGTTCTACTTGTGTTTTCATTTATATTGTAAAAAAGGTTGACTTGCAGGAAAAAATCTTTACAAGGGGTTTTGTATGGAAAATACAAACACTAAATTCAACGAACTCGAAAAGCCATGCGATGAGTGCGGAGGCACAGGTCGTGATTGGTATGATGAGGGGATTGGAATGCCATGTTGGAAGTGCAATGGAACTGGTCACATAGCTACCGAAAAAGGTAGAGCTATCCTCCAGTTGTTTGCCCATCAGCATAGCAACCTACTCCAATTCGCCTAGTTCTTTTTTGTAAGAGCTTTTAGAAAGCTCTCTACAAGGTAGCCGACAAGGTAAGCCAACGCCTCGTCACATGATTCTTTTTCCTTAACGCCACACCTTTCTAGGATGTGGTTGGCAACATGAATGCATTCGTGGGTCAAGACTGCTACATTTTCTGCATCAAATTTCCACTCAGTCAGGAATATAAAAAATGGGTGATACTTTAAAGTTACTGCCTGTGCCGTATCAAGGCTTGCTATTTCATGTGGCTCATTAGATGGGAACTTGGCATTGATCCAATCTTCAGCTTGCTTCCTATTTACAGGCCAAACAATCCAACAGCCCGATCTCCAGACTTCTATATCCAAGTAGAATTCTTTGGGATTCATTTTAGAAAATAATGAGGCTTTCTCATTCTTCTTCCGTTCTGGAAGATTAGGAAATCTTTCTTTAGGCAATCACCTTTTGCAATTGACTTTGACAACTTCGTATTGGTTTGGCTTTTATTTAAACGGAGATATAAAGATGCTTGTTCTCTTGTTATCCAACCTTTTGGAATTTCATCAACTTCAGAATCAAAAAGTTTTTTTCTCCATCTTTCAGATTCCTTTGCCGATTCTAAAAGATCAGCAACAGATGGGTCTAGTTTCTTTTGGCTCATACTGGATAATTTTGGTTGCTGGTAGTTCTCCTAATTCACATCCCCTCCAATCAAGTATGCCAATACCGGGGCGACAAATGGCATCTCCTACTACTTTGTGGGCATATCTTGTAAGCAATTGCCAAGCAGGAGTTACCATAAAGATTCCGTTGCCATCATTGAAGATGCCTCCAGAGTGCCTATGCCCCCTCAAATATACTTTGGGTACTCTATGCCCTACGCGAGAATAGTTCTGTCTGGCATTACCCATTGTTATACTCATTGCTCCAGCCTCAAGGTATGCCCTAGAACTGGTAGGCATATGGTGAGCCATATCAATCAAGGTTCCATTGATTTCAATCAATCCCTTGTCACCACACCATTTGCCCTCAATCTTGTCGCAAATGTATTTCTCCCAATCCTTAACGTGGCATTCTGTTCCTGCCGTAAGATAGATAGCTACGGCCTTTTCTTTTAAGGGTCTGATTGCTTCTATTGCGGCATTGGCATGATCCAAACAATCTGCGGCTACAATCTGATCTGTTCCATGATGCCTTCCCTCTAGGAGATCACCATTAAGGAGAAGGGCAAATGGATCTTTCCCAAAGTGCTTAATCCCTTTTTTAACTGCATCTTGCCAGCATTGCCAAAGCCATTGTTGGTGAAGATTTTTACCAAGCCCTATCTTGTTTCCAGTTTTGGTTTCAAATCCATCGGGCCAAAGCCCAACAGATGAACCGCAATGCAAGTCAGAAACAACAATTGCTCCGACTATTGGTTTTAGATTAATCATGAAATTGATGACCAGACTTTTTGGGGGGAAGGCTTGAAACAAGATTGTTCAATAGCTTTGCCGCATCCTTCAAAGAAATCTCTTCATCTGCCATCATCTTGGCAAGCATCTGACAAGTTTTGATTCGCTCAGTCAGGTGGTGAAGATAGCTGATCAAGTCAAGCTGTTCGTCCTTTAGGTTCTGTGCATACCATCCTGCACCAGCAGTCCAAAAATCAGTTTTATGTTCTGCGTTTCCTTTGCGGTACTTTTCCATTCCAGCCGATCCAGCTTTTGACCAAATATCAAAAGCATCTTGTTCGGGTGTCATTTTATTTATGTCTGAGTTTTGCTTTGGGCTTGATCCTTTTAAGAACTCCATAGCTGACTCTAGCAGAGCGAATATTTGCATTATTTTTTGGTGGGGTTGTGGTTGCTGATTTCATTACTTGCTCTTACGTCCCGTGTGCTTCCACTTGGCGGCATTGGCGGCAAAGGTTGCCATCTTTCGCACAGCGGGAGACTTGGAGTGTTTTAACTCGGATGTTGTTTTTCCTGTTTTTTTCTTGATCGCCGTAAAGCGACCTTTGTGACTTTCCTTAATATGGATTCCACTTTTTTTGGTTGGCATAGTATTGGTGATTACGTTGTTGCTTTGATGAATCTATTCCAAATCCGAGGAGGACGGAAGTGACCCGCTACGTTGCATACGATGCATGGTTGGGTATTGCAAGCCCTTAATTCATTCCAGCAAAAAGGGCAACATCCCATCAGATATGCTATAAAGCCTCCAATGACCTTTATGGATTTCAACATATTGTTAAAAGTATGCTTGTGGTTAAGAGTTGCGTTCTCAACCAGCTTTTAACCTCAACCATAATGCGTCTATGAATGAAGCTGATGTAAATGTATTCCATTGTGATAATGGATCGCAAGCTCAATGTTTGCACAAAAAATTGTTGATAAAGTTTTGGAAATATTTCCTTGAAGATAAATCTGTCAAAGGGCCAAACAAAATCAAAAGGGAAGCATTGAAGGGAAACTTTAATGGGGGTTTAAAAAGCAAAGAAGAAAGACTTTATGTTTTAATCGACTACGCAAAAATCGTTATTGGTTGGAAAACTGATCCATCGAAAAAACGAACACAATTTAACCAGATCAAAAAAACACTTCACAGAGTAGAGTTAAAAATAAACACCAAGTGTTTTGTTTGTCTTGGTCAGGCTCATTGCCGTCATCACATCATTCAGCTTAAACATGGTGGATTAAACCAAAAGAAGAATATCGTCAGTCTTTGCTCTAGTTGCCATGCTGAAATACACCCATGGCTAAAAAGTCCAACAAACCCCCCTACCCCCCAGAAAAGATTTGCTGGCGAAAAATCGCTACCCTCAACAATAGCCGAAGGCAGAACATTTTTCTCCTAGCAGACGGGGATAGCGTTTTGGTTCGCTACCGCCGTTTTCTTGGCCTACATGGGACGCATTCATGCTTGGCCTCAATTCCTGCGAGTATGCCCATAAAGGGAAACCCCGCCGAGTGGTGAAGCACTTCAGCGGGGTTTTCTGGGGTCAGAAAGTTGGTCTGCTAAGAATGCTTCACCATTCAGAATGAGGTGAATATGCACCTGACCAATCCATGTGTCAACAATATCTTTTCCTCATACCTCTCTCTGGCTGTTAAAGCAAGCTGATCACTTGTAGGTTCGGTATACTCGGACGCTGTTAAGAAGAGGGCTTGGTAGTCAGCATGACTATCTGACTCCGCGCTGGCGGATAACGGCGGTTACGCAATCCAGCAATATCTCTCGCCACTTGGAGGATGGTTCACGCTATGCATAATCTAGTTACGCTGGCATGATCCAGTTGATACCAAGGGGCGAGGGCAATTTTATAGAAGCGAATACCTTGACATTTATTAACAAATGTATAGGTTTTGTAACGGAATC